AGATATATTTAGTTATGGCATTACAGAAAGCAGCTTTATAGTCTGCTCTATAATATCCTTTGTACTCATTCCTTCCTTGAATTCGAATGTATAATCCTCTGCCTTGCACCAGCAGGTGTACTCCTCACCCAACCTCTGAGCCTTGACAGTTATTATCCCATCAACGGCTACAAAGTTCTTAGTCAAAATCTTGGTCTTCGTCATCATCTTCGATGTCTTGGTCTTGTCTTGGTACATTTCTACCACTCGGCACAGTATCAACATCCAAGTCCCCACCCCTCATGTCTGCCAACGGCATATAGTTCGTAGGAACCAACACCTGAGTCTCATCTACAATCGTTCCGTATCCTAGTGCCTCACGGATCTCATCCTGGCTGAATACCATCGCCTGACGCATCCAATGAACCAACTCCTTCTTATCACCTTCCAATTCAGGATAAACATCGGTATCAGACATTACTACCAAGCTGTTATCGCCATACCATTGACGAACCATTTTAGTCCACACATCATCCATCTTTCTTAGCAACGGCAATACGCAGTTAGTGATAACTCTCGTATCACCTGTCTCACTATTCGCCAATGTTCCCTGAGGAGTCAACAACTGAGACGGATATCCGTAGATGTTAGCAATCTGCCTTTCCAAGTCTGCGTTGAAGTCCAAGATACCCATGTCCACAGGACTCAAGCCTATCTGCACCCACTTCAAGTCTGATGGAGTCACAACAATGTCTCCAGCGTTGTGGGCACCCATGTGGTTCTGTCTAAACGAATCGTTAATCGCAATCGCCTGCTCAGCAGTCAACTCACTCTGATCGCTGTGTCGTGCATTACCACTCACAATACCACTCGGCCCCATATTTGCAAACAATGACCCCTGTGCCACATCAGCATATCTCTTCTGAGAGATAATACTAACACTAGACCTTAACGGACTCAATCCCCAGAATGTACTCTCATACCCTTGCCACTCAGACACAGGGTTAAAGTACTTGAAGTGAGCTATCTGCTCATTCGGGATAATATTCTCAAAGTTATATGTAATCGCATATCCTGCCAACGGCTGAGTTCTTTCTCCTGACATCACAGGCTTCACAGTCGGACTCGGTACACTCCACAACTCAATCGGCTGCTTGGCTCTCACTCCTGCACCAGGTACTGAAGCATACACAATCGCATTACCAGTAATCAACAGATACCCTGCAACTTCTTCTCTTAACTGTCTTCCCGTGCTAGTAGGATTCGGCATATCCATCAACTGCAAGAACGGATGATTCTCCACCGACTCAAACGCTTTCACCCTCAACTTCGCCAACTCCGTAGCATTCTCCTTACTCTTCAAATACTTTCTCTTCGCATAGTACTTCTCTGCAAACCGCTTGTCCTTAATCTTATACAACATCGGTGCAGCATCGGCACTCTTCTCTACTATCTTAGAAACTACTGACTGAACAACAGGGATAGCCTTATACGCTTTATCAATGTAAATACCATCCTTTGCATCATAAGGCATCCATACTCCCTTAATATACTGCCATTGCAAAGCCACAGGTAAACCTGCATCCTTAGTTCTAAACGCTTTCAGTAGATTCATCTATATCTCACTTTTTTGTAAAAGTACTAATTTTACCTAAATAATTTTCCTTTTATCAATACGAACCCATTACTTCGGTTCTTGACCATCAACTCAGTCAATCCCCATACCAACGCATCCACTCTATCGGGCGACTTCCCCTTATCAGGGTCGAAGGTAACCATCTGACTCTCTAGCAACGGAAAGCTCCCAACATGGTACACCTGCCCCTTCTCATACAACGAATACACAGGCTCCGCTCTCACATACTTACCCTTGGTAGCAGAAACTAGCTTAATCCTCGTAGTAGTCCCCTGAGCCTTCAACACAGCCTCCACCATGTCTCCACCCTGGTTCTTCTCTGCCACAATACAATCCGCATTCCACCTAAACGCAGCGTCATTCGCAATCTTTGCCCAATGATTCGGAGAGTACTTTCCACTCAAATCCTCCAACACATACCCAAACCCTTCCTTACACTTACCCACCACAATAATACCCGTCTCATCACTATTCATGTTCGCAGTCACAGCAGGGTCTAACGCAACCACAATCCGCTTCAAGTTCGGAGCCTCATCAACCCTCGCCTTGCCAATAATCGCCCTGTTCCACAACATCCCCTCAGCATCATCCAACCAAGTGCCCATGAACAGGTGGTCATATCTAGCCCTGTTCTCTCGCTTAGTCTTCTCAGCAGCCTGAACAAACGAATCACTCAGATTTATCTTATTATCCAAGTAAGTCGTATGAATGTAAGTCGTATCCTTTCTTTTATTCTTTACAAAGTCCTTATATATCCAATGACTCTTATACGATGGGTTCATTACCAATATCACCCTGTTGTAAACATCCTTCGCCCTGATACTCAAGTCCACCTTGTCAAATATCTCAGGGTCTGTCAATTCTTCCGCCTCATCCACTACCCATGTCGACAATCCAGCAATTGACTTCAAGTTCGCAGTATTTACCCCTGAGCTAGTCTTAATCCCACGGAACAATATCTTCGACCCCGTTAGCTTATTTATAATCTCACTCTGAGTCACATCAAAGTCATTCATCTTTCCCATAATCTCAATCTTATCCAAGAACTCTGGAATAATTGAAATAAACGCAGATACCAAGGTGTATCTAGTGAAAAGAATCACATGGCCCTTCTCATAAGTCAGGTTCAGCAGAAACAAAGCCAATGTCCACGATTTACCACTTCCCCTACCTCCCGTAATCAAATAGTACCTCGTGTCAGGCTGCTCATAGAATAATGGCTTGTAGTCGTCTAAAAGTTGAATCATAGCTAAATTAATTAATTCGGGATTTCCATTTTCCGTTTCATTCCTGTACACTCAGAAACATACCCCCCCTAGGGTAAATTATTTAATTGGGGAAATCCACTTTCCAATCGGTTTCCATACACTCACGAACATACCCTACCCCTCGCTTATTCGCTTACACGGGTATGCTGTTCATCCTCAACTAGTTGGGCTTCCTGTATTTCTATAGTCTTGCTGATCCAATGAATGGGAGGCGCTACCTTTTCCCCATTCGAAGTGATGTCTATTTGTTGTTTAGGTAAGCCAAGTCTATAGGATAACCAAAGTTTCAAGGCCTGCGTATCCCCTTCTTCGCACTTTCTCAATAAGGCTAGCCAAATCTTTTCAGGGACTGCAATAGCATCCATTTGCTCTATCAACTTGACTTCCAATATCTTAGGCGGCCTGCCTGCTCCTTCCCTTGCACCTCCCGCTCCTTTTTTATTTGTCATGACAACTAAAAATGAAATAAAATGAATATTCAAACCAAAGGTAAACTAAAAAAATAAATAAATAAATATTAAAAATATATCCCTTAAGGCTTTGAAGTTACAAGGCCTTGTAATATATTTGTATAAACATAAACACAAACACAAATGAAAAACACAAACACCACCGCAAATTTATTGGCCCTTGCATTTGTTGGCCTTGTTTCATTAGTATTTTTCGCCTTTGTAATTAGTCCCGCTTTGGGCTTTGGATTAATTGCAACCGCTAGTTTTGTATCAATCCTTTAATTATTTATTGAAATGAAAAAAGCACTAAAAAAAATCTGGCTAGTTATTTATTATATCATAGCCTTAATACCAATTTTTATTTTGGGCTATATGTTAGGCTTAAAACTTATTTAATCAACTCAACACAAAACACGACACAAAATGAAAACTCAAAATTTATTAGGTAACGGTAACACCAAGCTACAGAAAACAGCGAAGGAGTTCGGTGTTAGAATTTTTAACTTTTCAATCCCAGCAGGTAATGACAAAAAGAGCGGGAAAATTACATGTCCCTTTGCGGGATCTTGTTTGAAGCTATGCTATGCAAAACGCGGAATGTATCGTTTTGGTAATGTAGAAAGAGCCTTGACTAAACGATATGAGGCAAGCAAAGAAGAAAATTTTGTCGAGTTGATATCCAATGAATTAAGCAAAGTAAAAAAGGATAAACAAACCTATGTTAGAATTCACGATAGCGGGGACTTTTACAGCCCGTCCTATTTTCAAAAATGGCTACAAATAGCCCGTCTTAATCCGTCCGTCCGTTTTTATGCTTATACAAAAAGCCATTCGTTTATCCGTGGTATTGAATTGCCCGAAAATTTTGACCTTATTTTTTCCCTTGGATCAAAAAACGACGAACTAATTAACCAAGAAACAGAACGCCATTCTAAAATTTTCTATTCAAGCGAAGAAATGGAGCAACAAGGCTACACGGATTCGAGCTACTTGGATATAGTAGCTACCAAATGGCTAACAGAGAACCACAAAATAGGCTTGCTAATTCACTAAAATAAGGCCCTTTAATTAGGGCTTTTTCTTTACCCTAAAAAACTAGACTACATGAAAGACCTATTTGAATATCCCGAGTTATGGCCCGCTAATTTGCGGGCTTTGCTCTTTGCCTACATTGCAAAGGATCAAAACTATACTAACATACTACAGCTTGAAAGAGACCTTTTTAAGATAGGTTATTCAATTGAGTACGGGCTAGATTGCATGGCCTACAATTTGCAAAAAATACAGTCATAAATTAGGCCTATTTTTAGCCCTTTTAAGCCCTCCAAATTTCTAGCTATGTAAGGATACCAAAAAAAATATATCGACCCGCTAAGGCCTTAAAAATGGCCTCCTTTGCCCTCATGGGCCAAGGTCTGACCGTGCCATCCAGGGCCCCATGGGGGGGGGGTGGTAGTGGAAAACATGTGGTAGTGGAAAACATGGCCTAGTGGAAAACATGGCGGAAAAATAGCGGTAGTGGAAAACAAAATAAAAAAACCGGTAGTGTAAAATAAAACCACTTAAACTAAAAATTTACCACTAGTGGAAAACAAAAATAATTTTGACAATTCCCTTGCATTTGTTGTGCAGACTCTTGTACCTTAGCATCACACTAAACAATCACAATCATGTTAAAAGATCACCACTTTATTCTTGAGCAGTCAGGGTTTACCCTGGAGCTCGAATCCTTCCAAAACGAAGGCATTG